GGTGCCCCCAGTAGGACTCGAACCTACGACCTGCGGATTAAAAGGTCCACGATTTAGCCCTGTGACCGCGCTACGGCTGGCGTCGTGAGGCTGCACTGCCACACGTGTGGCCAGTTCATCTGCGAGGTGTCAGGGTCCGCTCCACCGGTACCGGTTCAGCACCGATCGTGCATCGACTACGTCAAGAAGCCCGACCGCCCTGCCCGGTTTGGGGTAGTTGTGACGCATGAGCACTAACGCGACTATCGACCAGTGGGAACTGTTCCAGCACGGCCAGCGCCGATCCGACCTCACGATGTACGAACGCATCAGAGTGCTACGTGCGTTCGAGCGTGAGGCCGGCGTCGACCCGACGTTCGCTCAGCCCCTCGACATCGTTCGCTGGTACGCCTCGCACCCGGAGTGGTCGCGCAGCACCCACTACTGCTATCACTCGTACTTGTCGACGTGGTTCAAATGGCTTCAGGTGCAGGACATTCGAGTCGACAACCCAATGCTGAAGGTTGGCACCGTGCGGCAGCCGAAGCGAAAGCCACGGCCCGTTGCCGACGTTCACCTGATGAAGCTGCTCAAGACGAACATGCATCACCGGACCCGCGTGATGATCCTGCTCGCCACTCTCGCCGGGTTGCGCTGCATCGAGATCGCAGCGTTCCGCGGTGAGCACGTCGACCTCGCGCGCGGCCGCATGCTGGTGCTAGGCAAGGGCGGCGATGAGGAATGGATACCGCTGCACCCGATCCTCGCAGCCACCGCCGAGACGATGCCGCAACGCGGCTGGTGGTTCCCCTCGAACAAGACACGGCCGGGGCAGCACGTCACCCGCAAGAGCGTGTCCCAGATCGTCGGTGACGCATTCCGACGCGCCAACATACCGGGATCTGCACACCCCCTGCGGCACTGGTACGGAACGACGCTGCTCGAGGACGGTGCCGATGTGCGAGTGGTGCAAGAGTTGATGCGCCACGGCTCGATCAGATCGACACAGGGCTACACCGGCGTATCCGACGTACGGATGCGGGCCGCAATCGACAAGCTGGACCTGTTCCGTGCTGTCGCCTGATATGTCCGGTGTGCTATGAATCACGCATGGTTCTCCTGTTGCTGGTGGCGCTCGTGATCGGCGGTATCTACCTGTTCCGGCGCGACCATCCCGTCGAACAGGGACCGGTCAACATCGCCCTCAAGCGCGTGATCTGGGTACTGGTAGCCATCGTCGTGGCGCTCGCGTTGTTCACCGACGTTGGGGCGTAGCTAGGCCAGCGTGAGGAACGTGCCGCTCGCGATGACGGTGCGGCCACCGGTGAGGCCGGCGACGTAACCCTCGACCGTGATCAGTCGATCAACGCCGGCAGCGGGGATGGTGATCGTCGCTGTCGGTGCAGTGCCGCCCGCTGGTGCCGTGCCCATCACCACGCCGGCCGCAAGCACTCGGCACGAGTTGACGGCATTGCTACCGCCGTAGGTCACCTGGACCACTGCGGTCGCTGTGACGCCGGCCGGCAGCACGAGCCCGTCGCTCACGACCACCGATCCGCTGCGAGCCGTCCACCCGGTGAGCTGAGTCCAGGTCGACGCCGGCAGGGTTGGGTTGCCGGACTTGTCCATGCCGGCACCCGCGTACGCCTGCCACACGAGATCGGTACCGATGTGTATGCGGGACACGGGATCTGCGCCGATATAGACGGAGCTGACTGCGGTGTCACCGATGTTGAGTGGCATCAGCCGACGATGAAGTAGGCGGTGGTGGCATCCTTCGACCCGAGCGCGGCGTAAGCGGCGGCGGTCATCTTTCGGACGGTCGCGATGCCGGCACCGTTCTGCACACCACCAGCGGGGCCGGCCGGCCCCTGGATACCCTGGTCACCCTTCACTCCCTGGTCGCCCTTCGGGCCTTGCACACCCTGGTCACCCTTCGGACCCTGCACGGTCGACGCGGCACCTTGCGGGCCTTGCAAACCCTGCGGACCTTGCAGGCCGCGCGGACCCACCTGATAGGGGCGGTCGTTCCACGCGGCGACGCCGTTGCCGACCTTGAGGAAGCCCGTGTCGGTCTCGCAGCCGAGTTCGCCGGCAGCGAGCACCGGGTTCTGTGCTGTCCACTCCGCTGCTGTGGCGCGGAGCTGCTGAATGCGTTTGCGATCGGCCATCAGAGCGTTCCTCCATCGAGTAGGTGCGTAACAGTTTCGTTGGGGTGACCGCCGTCGACCAGCCCCTTGGACGGGGCGAAGATCGTGCCGGCGTCGGTGTCACCGAGCGTGATGAGCGGCACCGGAGTATCGGGCAGCCAATAGACCTGCGAGCCGGTCACATCGAACCGGAGCTCCACCGTCCACGAGCCCGGTTTGATCGTGTGACTGATGCGCCGGATGCGCTGCACGTACGGGACACCGAGCCGGCGCACCACGATCGCATCCAGTACGTCGAGCTTCGACACGAGCGCACGTTCGGCCGCTGTCACGATAGGCAGGGTGATCGACCGGGGGCCGGTCTTCTCGACGCTGTACCGATCGAGGATCGCCGACGCCCAGGCTGCGAAGTTCGAGCCGAAGTTGCCGGCCTCGATGTCCACCCACGCACCCGAGCCACGCACAACAGGGAACGTGCGCGACGACAGGCCCAGGGCTTCGATCGACGCATCACGCCGATACTCAGCGGTCTGAGTGCGGCCGGCGATGAAGTCGAGCTTGGCCGGCGGGTCGTCACTGCCGACATACCGGTCTGTGAAGTCCTCCGAGTCCAGAAGGTTCTCCGTCACGCGGACAGCGTTCACGAGATCCTTTGTGTCCGAACCGAACTCCGCATTGATCGAGTACGACATATGACCCTCGCGCGGTTCATCGGACACATCGAGCGCCACCGTGGCCGGCAACGCGGACAGCACCTCGAGCCGATCCTCACGAGTGATCCGCAGGAACCCTTTGCGCGCGTTGCGGGCCATCACGAGCGAGGTGAGATAGGTCAGCTTCTCGTCGGCGTACGACGGGTAGGCACCACCCCACGGTGGCAGCGGTCGAGGCGGGCCGGACACATCGACGCCATCGACGCTGACGGGGATGCCGAGCCGGTTGAGCGCCGGCACATACTTCGCGAACGTGTCGAACGCAGCAGGGCAGGGCTCACCGAGACGGGCATGACTGTCGTGCACGCCGATCTCCACCTGCGGCACACGGCCGATGCCGGGGACGATGCGGCGTGACCGGACGCGGCCGGCGGCGATGACCGTCAACCCGACGCCATCGGGGTCCAGTGCGATGATGCGGACCCGTTTGCCTACAGTGACTTTCGGGTCGACGGTGGCCGATGCGAACTTGATTCGCTGCACGCCGAGGTCGGCCTCGATCTTCTCCGTTTTCACCTCCACCACGTCATCGGTGATCGTCTCGTAGGTGTAGCGGTAGATCCGGTTCTGCTCCTGCGTGCGCGTCTGCCACGTCGCGGCCGGCGGGCCGGAGGGGATCACCTGCGGCAGCACCGTGAGGGTGAGGGGGTTCGCGTTGCTGAACGTGAAGTAGTTCCACGTCGCACCGATGTACAGCACGCCGGCTTTCTTGGCCATGTACTGGGCAGAGACGGGCTTGCCGGTTGTGTTGGCGCGCAACCAGATTGTCAGGTGCACCTCGCTCACGCCGGCGGGCACGACGGCCGGCGAGACGGTGGGCAGAGTGTGCGAGGTCTGCTGCGATCCGAGCGCCGGCTGAAAGTTGCTCACGTACTCCAGCAGCGGGGTCGCCACCTGGTCGACGGTGCCGTACTCGTCCTCGGTGCGGCTGATGCCGTACAGGGTGCACACGACAGAGATGCCGGTCTGGTTGTCGTTCTCGTCGCGTGCCCACGTCGAGCCGGAACGCCTGATGCCGAACTGTCCGCTGAAGCTCACGCGGTCACCGGGGGTGACTGGGGTCGGCATGCGTGTCTGCACGATCACCGGCCCCAGGCTCGTCTCCGACTCGGAACTGACGGTGCTCGATGTCGTGCCGGTGATGTCTGTGACGACGCGGTTCGATCCGGTACCGGAGTAGCTGACGTTCAGGTTCAGGGCTGTCGCCACCGACGCGCCGGTGAGGGGTTGGTCGCGGCGGTCGGTGGCGAATAGCCCCTTGCCGGCGAACGGTGTGGTTACGCTGCGCAGTTCCGAGTTCTCCTGCGCTGCAAGCAATGACAGCATGGGAATACCGGCGGCGGGGTAGACGGCCGGCGTGATGCCGTCCTGCACCCACACCTGTTCGCGTGCCGTCTCGACCTGCACGGCCACCATCGTGGCGTTGGTGAACTTAGACACTGATGGTCTCCGATCCACCGACTGCGGACGCGTACGCGCCGAGCACGTCGCGAACCTCGCGGCCGATCACCACCGGGTCTGCCATCAGGCCGGCCTCGACCGTGACGAACACCTGCTGCTGCACACCGACGCCGCCACTGAGCCCGATGTTCGGCACAAGATCCTCATCGAACCTCTTCGTCACCGCCTGCGCCAGCGACGATGCCTCGGTGATCAGCTCCCGGCGTTGACTGCCGAGCCCGTCGATAAAGCCACGGACCATCGCCTGCCCGTGCGGGATGAGCATGATGCGGTCGGCCGCAATTCCCTTGCGGCCCTTGTACACACCCTTATTGGCGGCAGCCACAGCGCCCAGTTCGGCCGCAGCGGCAGCGACCGCGCCGGCCTGCGACCGGAGGCCGGCCGCAAAGCTGGCGCCCGCAGCGGAACCCTGAGCGGACAGGTTCACCGACACACTCGACGCGGCCGCAGCCATCGACGCGGCAGCGGACGCGACAGCGCCAGCGGACCCAGCGAGACCAGACGCGAACGAGTTACCGGCCGCAGCACCCTGCGCCGACAGGTTCACCTTCGCGCCGGCCGTGTCGATGTCCACACGCACCGGCACCGGGGGCGGTGGTGGGATGTTGATCACCGGCAGCGAGACGTTGAACGTGATCGGCACCGGCGGTGGTGGGGTCAGTTCGAGCGTCGGCTGTGTCACGTCAAACGTGATCGGCACCGGGGCTGGCGGGGGGACGGCAATTGCCGCGCCCTCGACTGCCTCGACCTCGACCTGCACCGGTGGCGGTGGTGTCACCTCGGGGGCGGGGATCGGCTCGGACGGGGTGACCTCGGGTGCCGGCACGACCGGGGCCTCGATCGTCGGCGGCGTGATGTTCTCCAGCGCACCGCTGATCGCCGACGTGTCCGGGGGAGTCACCTCGGGTGGCGGTATGGCACCCGGTGCGATGTTCTCGAACGCGCCGGCGATGACCGATGTGTCTGGTGGCGTCACCTCGGGTGCCGGCACCTTCGGTATCGGCAGGTTCTCGAACGCGGTGGATAGTGGCGTCGTGTCCGGTGGCTCGATCGAGGGGGCCGGAATGCTGTCGGGCACCTTCTCCTCGAAGTCGCCCAGGAAGGATGCGTGATCGTTGAGCCATCTGTTCGGATCCCAGCCGTCGCCGAAGATCTTCTCACCCAGGTTCAGCTCACCGGCCTTGTCGCCTATGCCGGTGAGAACATCTCCGATCTTGCTGCCCACTTCACCTACGGCGGTAGCAGCTTCGGTGAATTTGGTGATGTCGCCCGTGATGCCTTCGAGGAAGCCCGTAACCGATTCGCCGTCGATGCTGCCCACCAGGTCACCGAAAGCGTTGGACATGTCGGCGATGCCGTCGATCGTGCCGGAGAAGTCTGCGCTGCCCATCTCATCGAAGAACGAGCCTATGCCGCTTGTGAATCCATCGAGTGCGCCAGAATCGAGGAACCCCATTACGTTCTCGAATCCGTTGGCCATCGAGACGATCGAGTCGCCGGCACCGTCGATGATGTCGGGGATCGCGCCGAAGACTCGTTGTGCACCTGCGACTACGGCGGGGTCTCCGAGCTTTTCGGTGAAGTTGCCGAACGCCTGAATGTACGACGGAATGTTCGAGATCAGATTCTCGATGTGCGGCTCTGCGGCACCGAACGCCTTCTCCATCGCGGGGCCGACTTCGTTGGCGATGGCGGGCATCTCGCCGGACAGCTCGTTGACGAGTCGGGCAGCGCCGGCGGTCACAACATCGAGACTAGGCCGGATCGAATGAAACGCTGCGCCAACGGAAGTCGCGAGATCGACAAGCGGCTGTTCAACCGGCTGCGAGATCTCCTTCATGGTGTTGACAACGTCGTCTTTCATGACGGTGAAGCTGTCTTGCACCTTTTCCGATGTAGCAGCCGCGACGATGGGGATCGCGGCGAAAGCGCCGCCGACGCCGACCGACAACGCGCCGGCGGCAGCGGTGACCGCGCCGAGGCCGGCTGCGGTAGCGAACACTCCAGCACCGGCGGCACCGGAGATCAGAGGCGCGATGGCTGTGGTGAGACCTGCAAGCAGTGGTGCCGCCGATGCCGCTGAGCCGCCCATCCTCGCGATACCGGACGCGGCGCTACCGCCGGCATTGGTGCCGAGCCGTATCGTGTCGTCGTTCAGCGCGAGCAGGGCGACGCGGAACGCTGCGAGTTCTGCTGCGGCACCGGCGGTGTCGACATCGAGATTGATCGTCACCGATCGGGGCACGGCTGCGAGGAACGCTGCGAGTTCCGCTGCGGCAGTTCCGGTGTCCAGATCGAGGTTGATCCGTGCGTTCGCGTTGCCGAGAGTGGACGCGGCGAGGGCGGCGCGGAACCCTGCGAGATCCGAGTCGATGTCGACATTGATCGAGCGGTCACGCAGGCCGGCCAGTTCGGCACGGAGGATGTTGAGCTCGGTACGGTCGACGTCGACCGTGACCTTCACGCGGGTGTTGCGGAGCGCGTCCATCTTGCCGCGCAAGGCTGCGAGCTTCGCGTCGTTGACGTTCACGTCCACGGTCACGTCACCGTCACGCATGGCGGCGAGCTTCGCTTTCAGGACGTTCAGCGCACCGTCGTCCACGTCGACCGTGACGGTGGCTTTCGAGTCGCGCAGGGAGGCGATCGCAGCCTTCGTGCGCTCGATCGCCTGGAGCAGATCACGCTCGTGACCGTTGATGTAGATATCGACGGAATTACTCATCGTCTTCGCCTCTCGGTGTCAGTCCCAGCACTGCCGGCGCGACGGGTGGTGTGCCGCCTCGGTCGAGTAGGCGTTCGATCAGCAGGACGATGTAGGCGCGAGCTGCCAGCTTCCACGCGTACAAGCTGGTGTTCTCGTCTTCGAGCGTCTTGTTGCGGGTGGTGAGGGTGACGACGTTGCCGCTCTCGACCTTGTTCCATAAGGAGGCGACGGTGCCGACGCCGCCTAGTCCTGCGCCGATCGCGGCGATGATGATCAGGGTGGCTTCGCTCACCTATGTCACCCCGAGAGCTGACCACAGCCTCGCTGCTGCGTAGTTGATCACGGCTATCCCAACGGCTATGACGCCCACAAGGATTGGGGACGGTGGTACGGAGCGGATCGGTGCCAGGATCAGGCACAGTCCGTAAAAAGCCCATGCCGCGACGACGAGAGCATGGGTGACGACGACGCCGCGTCGGATCACGGCCGCGTAGCCGAGCAGCGCACCGGTGAAAGCAAACAGAAACGGCCACACCGGGAAGAAATGTTCGATGACAACCACGATCGATTCCTGCCCGGGCGGCAGTGGGCGGCGCACGAGCGCATCGGGTCCGGTGTAGAGCGCACCGACGATCACGGACAGGCCGGCGACGACGAGCGAGAGCATCCGAGCGGCCGCGACGACGGCCCGCTCGTTCATCAGCGGCCGATCTTGCGTGCGCCGAATGCGAGGACGGCCATGATGCCGGCCACCACTGCGCCGCTGCCGAGCCCTTTCCAGTCGGTGAGGTCGAACAGCTCGAAGTCGTCGCCGCCGATGGTCTCGGCCGCGTACGCCAGCACTGCCGACAGTGGCAGTGCGATGCCTGCCTGTATGGCTGTGCGGGCCGCTGCGGTCTTCGCGGGCACAGTTGCGGTCGGTGGAGGGATTCGGACCTCATCGAGCGGCACGTTGTGGTTGAGAGCCCTCGCGATGATCGGTGTCAGCTGGACGAACCGGGCTTCGATCTCGGGGCCCATAACGCGCATGATCTCGTTGCGAACCTGATCGAGCGGACCCTGTGGTGCGGTCATGACTTCTCTTCCATGAGCTGTGCCTCGGTGGGCAGTTCGGTACGGAGCAGGTAGCTCGCTACTGCGGTGGTGCCGGCGACGACGCCGATCACCACCGCCGTGGCGAGGGTGTGGAGCGCCCTCACAGTCCGAGCCGCTTCCACGTAGCGGGGCCGACGATGCCGTCCACCTTGAGGCCGGCACGGCGCTGAAATTCGAGCACCACCTGGAGCGTGGCCGGCCCGAACTCGCCGTCGACCGTGAGCCTGGAGTACGCCGGGTAGTCGCGATTGAGACGAGCCTGGACCTTTCGGACTTCCTCGCCGACGGAGCCGAGCTGGATGAACGGGACGCCGCCGGACGATGGGATGGGCGGTGCACCGTTGGTGTCTTCTGTGATCGGCCCCGGGAGGTGCCAGAAGTCGTGGAAGATCCGGTCGTTCCACGCGCGGGCGTAGTACTTCGTGCCACCGCGAATAACGCTGCCGTAGATGACACCACCCGGCATTCCGCGGCTCTCGAAGTTGACCAGTCGGCCACCGCCGTAGTTGATCGTGCACGCGACGTGACTGTTTGCGCCGCCACCGCCGTGCATGAATCCGAGACGGAGAACGGCGTCGTCGGGGCCTCGGCCCCTGATGGTGCCGAGCGGGCCGGCCTGGCCACGGGGAGTCAGTCGCCACGTCTCCGTCGAGCCGTAGCGGCGTGCGGGCGATTGGCCTTGCAGGATGGCGGCTGCTGCGGCCACGGCCCACGAGCAATCGCCGGAGGGACCGCCGGCCGGCCCGTCACCGTCACCGCCGTATTCGTATGCAAGGCCGTTCTTGCGAACTCCGAATGCGTCGAGCTGGTTGAGCCGCGATCGTAGGATTGCCATCATTTCCTCTTCGCTCGTTTGTTGGCGATCTCGATGAATGCGTTTCGTTCGAGCAGGGTCAGCTCCTCGAACACTGTGGGCGACTGGCCGGTCAGCATGCAGAACTCGGCCAGTCGCTTGGCCTGCCGCTTGGCTAGTTTGCGGGCGCGTCTTTTGGGTCCGAATCTTCCTCGACTACACCGGCATTCACGCGAGCATCGGCATAGCTGGTGTTGTCGAGATAGTCGTCCCATCCGGCCTGTTCCTGCTTGCTCCAGTTCTTGATCTGCTCAGGGTGCAAGCGGGAGACGTAGCCGACGGCGAAAATGAGCTGAATGTTGTCGCTCTCGGCGACCTCGGCCCCGGTGAGCTGCTGCACTCGCTTGAGTGCGCGGCCGGTGAGTCCCTGCAGTTTGTCCTGAAAACCGTTGCTGCTCATAGTCCTGCGTCTCTCTTTCGTTGAATGACTTCGCGTTTCACGCGGATAACGGCGAACGGCGTGACCCGTTCTAGGGTGATGAACATGAAGGGGTAAGGCGCTTGTGGATCCCAACGGGTGCCGGCGTGGTTCATGGCGACGTAGATGCCACCGCCGTGCGACTTCCGGCTAGCGCCGCCGGCTTTCGCGTAGGCCCGCATATTGGAGCCCTTGGCGCGGATCGACTTCTTCGTTCGGCCGGAGTAGACCGGGGCGAGGACGTTCGCGATGGTGAACGTCCTCGCTGCGATCTGGTCGAACGCCGGCTTGAGCTGTCGAACCGTCTTGTAGAAGACCAGCAGTTTCTCGATCAGGGGTTTCTTGCCCTCGATCGACAGCTGGATCTTCATGGTGGCCATGAGTTACGCAGCGGCCGTGATCTTCTCGGGAACGCCGGTGCACTCCCACTCGACCTCGAACTCGAACTCTTCGTCGGCGTCGCCACCGAATCCGGGCTTGGAGGCGATGGTCGCGACGCCCTTGAAGTGGGGCTGGTCCTCGGTGGGGATGGCGTTGCCGTACGGGCGGGCGATGAAGTCGACCTCCTCGCCGGCGTGTTCCCACGCGAACGTCCAGAACGAGCTGGACTGGAAGTCCTGGAATGCCACACCGCGCAGGTACCACGCCTTGGTGTCGCCCTCCTTCATACGGGCGAACGTCTTGTAGGCGATGTCCTCGCCGTCGTCGGGCTCGACGCGGAAGCCCTTGATGTCTGTGTTGTACTCGGTGCCCTCGATCAGGATCGAGAGGTCCTTACCCTTGAGACCTTTGAACGGAGCCATTGCGGTCACTCTTCTTTCATGTCGATAGCGATCGACGCTGCGATTTCAGCGCCGAGATACTGCGGCTTGCCCTCTTCGGGATCGGTAATCTTCGGAGTCTCGACCTCGATACCGATCATGTAGGGCCGGAGGGCGATCAGTGCCCGAGCGGTCATGTCGTTCAGTGCATCTCGTGTTACTGATGCGCTACCCCTGCCGGCGACGATCTGGATCAGCCAGTTCGTCAGGAACGGCTTGCCGAGGGTGACGCCGGGTACGTCGGTCTCGATCGACGGGAGAGCGGGGCAGACCACGACGACGGGCGGGGCCGGGTCTTTCACCTCCCACCCGACAACCTTGGGGATGCCGGCAGCGATGAGGGTGTCGATGATCGTGGTCTGCGTCTGTGTGAGGTCCATCAGAACGCCGGCACGTATCTGCGGACCTGACGGATGATCACGTGCATCGGGTCGCGGGAGGATCGAGTCTGTCGTGCGTTGCCGAACGGGTCGATGCTGGTGCTCGGTCCGTTCGAAGCGTCGAACATCTCAGCGGCCACGAGCAGATACCACCGCTTACGGGTGGCCGGCGGGATGGGTTTGACCGGCTTCGCGCAGAAGTCGTCGATCGTCTCGATGGCGATCTCGAGATCGTCTTTCAGCTTCCCGTCCTCGGACGCATCGGCTTTGACGAACTCGCGGAACTCTTCGACGGTGGGGTAGACCACCGTCGAAGAGTCCTGCTCGGGCGCTGTCACGACTACGGCTCCACCGGGAACGTGATAGCCGTCATGCCCTTCGGCTGCTCGGAGTAGATGCCCTGGTAGCCGTACACCGAGAAGTCCTTGGTCAGGTTGATGATGTTCTCGTCCTGGAGCGAGAACGGCGCGCCGGCGCTTTCCATCGACGTGATGGCTTCACGCGAGGTGACGCGGAATGTGCCGGGCGGCAGGCGGTCTCCGACGACGCCGGGGAGGCCGGCCATCGTGAAGCCGATCTCGACGTCGTCGGTCTGGCTGACGTTGGCGCTGCCCCAGGTGTTCTGGCCGTCGCCGTTGACGTTGAAGATCGGTCGGCCGGTGGCGTCTTCGAGCAGTGCGATGTCCTTGTACACGTCGAAGCTGCACACGATGAGGTCGGCGCGCAGTCCCTTCGCGTTCTGGATGATCGAGTGCTTGGCATCCAGGACGACGGAGATCCACTCGGCGGCGGTGGCCGGCTTCGCCTGCACGACGATGTTGTTGATGCCCTCGTTGCCGCCCTTGGGCAGCGCGAGCATGAACGCCTGAACGTAGTTCTCGTACGCCTCGGCGTACTGGATGCCCATCCACCGCAGGCCGGTGTCGAGGATCGGCACCTTGGCTCGCTCGATCGCCTGCCGGCTGAAACTGGTGTAGCCGCCGACCGTGCGGACGACGCCGCTGCCGGTGCCCAGCTCGATCTTGAGGTAGCCGAGATCGTCGCCTTCGACGGCCTGCACGCCGATTGCGCCGCTCTCGGAGATCACCTTGGCGTACTCGAAGCTGGTGCCGTCCGGTGGCAGCGATTCACGGGAGAACATCGTGGAGATCGGCCGGCTGCGGTTGGTGAGCCGGAGCTGCTTCTCCAGCCACGCCGGACGCTCGACGCCGTCTGCCATGACCTGGCCCTCGTAGGCTCGGGTCTCGATGCGCAGCGACTCCAGCTCGTCGTTGACGGCGCGGATCTCGGTGACGGCGTCCATGTCGCCGGCGAGCATCGCCTTGAGCAGTTCGCCGCCGGTGCGAACCTTGAACTCGCGCCGGCCGCGTGTCTGGGTGCCGCCACCATCTTCGAGTACTCCGAGCCGGCGTTCCATCGTGGTGTTGTCCGCGCGGAGCTGGATCACCTCGGGGTCGTCCTTGAGGGCAGCTTTGACGGCGCGTGCAAGCTCTTCGGGGTCCATACGTGATTCCTGTTCTGTGTCAGCGTTTCTCACGCTTTCGATGACCGCGCCCTTGTAGGCGGGCTTTTCTGTGATGGACACTTCGCCGAGTGTCGCTGCGGTGCGGACGAGCACGCCGTCGCGCGTCTCGTGGGTGCCGGGGAGGAAACCCACCGAGAAGTATTTGAGGACGCCGTCACGGGCGAGTTCGAGCACTTCGTCACCGCGTTCGGTGTTGGCGATGCGGCACTCGACGTAGTAGCCCTCGGGGCGGTTCTTGCCGGAGATGACGGTGCCGATCGGAAGGTCACCGCGTGTTTTCCAGCTGTGATTGGCGTGCACCGAGACGGCCGGCGCGTCGTCCTCGAACACGCCCAGGGCGAATGATTCGCGGTAGCTACCGTTCTTGGTGCGGATCTCGGCCGTCTGACCGTAGGGGACGGCGATACCGGAGATGATGCGCGTCTGCTCGTCCACGGAGTTGACCGGTGCGCTGCGGATCTCGATCTCGGTATCCGTGGCGGTGCGGGTTTCGATGTTGTCGGTCATCGCATCCTCTTGTTCAGTCGGAACCAGCGTCGTATCTGGTCGGGTGTCCATTCGGGTCGCTCGTCGCTGACGGCTCGTTCGAGGCAGACGGCGAGGCCGGGGTCGATGATGTGGAACTGAGCGCCGGCGCGGCGGTAGTCGGCCAGCATCGACGGCCGTGGGTCGGTGTCGATGATCCACGCGTTTTCGATGCGGCCCATGAGGATCTGCGAGATGGCTGCGTGTCGAGCGGCTTGCACCACGCGGCGTAGCGGGCCGGGTGCGTCGTGGTGAGCGGTGGACCCGAATGCTTTTGCGAGCCGGTCGAAGTCAACGATGGCATCGCCGTCTGCTGCGTTCGCTGCCACGAACGTGGACTTGCCACCACAGGGTGGTCCGGTGACGACGTGGATCATGCCTCGATCTCCTTCGGCTGATCGACCCGCTCGGACGGGATCACCTTCGGTGGTGCCGGCTTCTCGTCGCCGTGGGGGAGCGGGTCCAGTCCGTCTCGGGCGCGCAGCTCGTTGATGGTGCGTGTGCCGTTCTGAACGTTGGCGGTGTCGACCTCGGAGCGTGTCTTGCTGTCCATGCGCAGCAGGCCGGACTCGTCCAGCTCGACCTTGTTACCGCGGGGGATGACCTCGGTGAGCCCGCTCTCAACAGCGTTCATGTACTTCGCCAGGGTGGTGGTGAGGTACTGCAGAGTGGACTGTTCGAGGTTTTGGTAGGTCCGAGATTCGGTGCCACCAGGAACGAGCAGGTCGAAAGCTGGTGTGCCGCAGATGCGTACGATCTTGCGGTCGATGGCGTCCTGCACCTCGAGCATCTGCGCATCGGCGGGCTTGAGCTGAATCGACTCGTAACTCAGGCCGGCAGCCATGACGACGGCCTGCCCTCGGTGCGAGCGCAGAAAGTCGTTCCACCGGACCTGGAGTTCGTCCTGTTCGATGTTCGACAAGTGCTGGTCTGTGGTGAGGATGCCGGACGGGACCACAGCGGAGTCGAACCATTCGCGCTGAAACTCGGCCAGCGTGAGCGCGGCGCGCAGCTCGGTCCGTGCGAGCTGGCGCGGGCCGATGCCTCGTGCCTCGCCGGTGATGGCGGTGTGCTTTTTGTGGACGATGCGGCCCCGTGGAACCTCACGGCCCAAGTGCCCGTAGCGTGTTCGACCCCACGTACCATCGGGCAGCCGCTCGCGCACGATGGTCATCTCACGCGGCGAGATCGGAATCAGGTTGACTGTCTGCGGATCTCCGACGCGCTTCCAGATGTATTCGCCGTGCAGAAACAGATCGTTGACCGTCGACTGCACGAACTCTTCCCAGTCCATGTCGAGGTTCGGCTTGTTTACGATCGACGGGAATGCGCGATCGTCGAACGGGATCAGTCGCTTACGGGCATCGCGGACAGTGGCCGTCATCGAAGACATCATCGTGTTGGTCTGGTCCATCGACCGGGAGAACGCCGAGACCTTGAGGGCTTCCTCCCACGTGACGCCGAGATCCGTACGGGGAGGGGGCATTACGGCCGGTCGCGGTGAGTCACCGCCCACCGAGCCAACCGACCCGCTGCGTGTCTCCACGTCGGTGCCGAATCCGAACCACCTGCCGATTGCGTTCATTGCTGGGGAACGCTAATCCCATCCGTGTGATTCTCATGCGGTGGTTTTCGAAAAGATTCTCAGCTGCGACACGAACGGCTGCTGCTGCTCGGCCATGAAAACGCCCATGACCGTGGCATACATCGCATCGATATCGCCCAGAGATTTGTTCATGTCGATCAGCACACCTTGGCCCACGTTCACGGTCACGGTCTTCGTCAGCTGAGTCACGAGCGCTTTCTGGCCGGCGTGCTTGGCGCGGCCATCCTTGATCATCGAGTGCACCGCCGATGTGGCGTTCGCGATGTTCCCTCGGGTCATGTACTCGGCCGGCAGGTGGTGCGTCTTGTCGAGCGCCAGGATCGTCGGCTTCATCGTCTCGGCGTCGGTCACGAACTTCTCCACCCGCACCGTGCGACTCAGCTGCACAAGCTTTTTCAGCAACAACTCGTCGTTGCCGTACGTAATCGTGCCGATGAGCTGGGTGTACACAACGCCGTCGTATTTGGTCGAGGCGACGATCGAGACGTAGTTCCACGTGCGTCGTGATCGGGCGAACGAGATGATGAGCGGTTGCTTGCGGGCCGGTGCAGGCATGGGTCCGTATTCGGCGGCCAGCCATGCCGGGACGGGCATCCAGATGCTTTCGACGGAGACGAACTCGTTGCGGCGGTAGCGTCGGTACGACGACTCCAGTCGGTTCTTTCCTTGGCGCACTTCGTCTTCGAGGTCGAGACGGCCCGATGCAATCGCCGGGTTCGCCTGTACGAGGGCCTGCGGATCGTAGAGTTCGAGGTTCGGATCTGCCTCCCACAGGAAGAATCCGAACCTCGGATCGTGGCCCTCCTCCTTCGCAGCAGCGGCGCGGCCGATGCGGTAGAGCAGCTTCAGCAGCTTCGAGTTGTCGTCGCCGGCTGTGGTGAAGCCGGCCACAAGGGCCTTCGGCTGGGCCGACGCGCCCAGGGTGAGCGCGTCCCACGCCTCGGGCTTGAGCAGGTGCAGCTCATCGAGCAGCATCAGACAGCCGGAGAAGCCCTGCAATCCGTCGCCGTCGCCGGCCGCTTTCACAACGTACGTCGCCGGTTTCTTCAGGTTCCGCGACTTGATACCGCTACGGTCGGTGGTCTTGAACCGACGTTTGAGCAGCGGCACGTTGTCGACGCAGTAGCGGACCTTTGCGTAGAGGTTCTTCGCCTGGTCCACGACGGCCGCGATCGAGATCACCTCGGGTGCACGGGGCACCATCAGGATGAGTCCGTAGAGCGCCATGACGGCACCGAGCACGGTCTTTCCGTTCTGCCGGCCCATCGAGACGACGACCTGCTTGTAGACCAGCTGGCCGCGCAGCTTCTCGACCGGATAATCCTCAGGGTACTTCTGCAGGATCTCGCGAATGAGCCACTTCTGCCACATGTCCAGTCGCAGCTCGTCGCCCGCTGCGAACCGAAAGACTTTCTCCGAGAGCCGAATCAGCTTGTCGGCCTCGGTGTAGTCTGGGTTCTCGATCGGCTGCGTGTAGACGCGAGGCAACCACGGAGGGGCTTCGTCCATCAGATATTGGCGATCTCATCATCGAAACCATCGTCGTCCGACAGCTCCTCGACCGGTTTACGCTTCAACAGTTCAGAGAACAGCATCCGAAATTCCATCGTGAGGCCCGCCGGCAGCGCGGTATTGCCCTTCACTTTCACATCCAGGAGCCGTGCAATGTGGAACAACGACGCCAGGTACGGGGCCTCCGAATCGCTCACCCACTCGTTCACAGACAGGAACGTCTCAAGCGATCCCTCATACGATTCGTTCGTCACGAAACCCACAACGACCTCCATCCGGCCATGCATAAAATCCGACGAGCATGCATCCACCATCCATACCGCGATGCATAATCATGCATCGTTTTCGTCCCACTCCCTGGAACTAGACCTCTGGCAGCCCTGGGGGGTGTAAGAGCGGGAAGCCCCTCGGTGTCAACCGTCCCCGTTACAAAAACCGGGGACCGGTTGCCACCACCGACCATGCATGACAGTGGATGATTATGCATGCATGAGTATGCACTGCGATGCATTGACTTGTCGACTACGTCAATGCATCCTTGACACGTGAAGCGACCAATGGACACAGCCGAATACATCGCCTTCGTACGACGCATCGTGAGAGCAGCAGGGCGCAGAGCAGGCACCGACATCGAGTCACTGCCACACCTGATAGCACTGCGCTCAGAGCTGGATGGGCAGATCACCCAAGCAGTCACAGCAGTACGTGGTGATGGGTACAGCTGGGCCGACATCGCCAAGCGCACAGGTGGCACACGCCAAGCAGCACAGCAGCGTTGGGGATAGCTCATCGCATACCCAGCCCACCGCAATCGGGGCACTCGTGCCACGGCCACACCGACACATAGTTGATGTTGTGCCGGATCTCGCCGGCAGGGATGAAGCCATGCCCACGGCACCACACGCACACACTCACGCTGACGCACCGAAGAACTCTGGATCGAACCACGTCTTACGGCCATCGGCCTCCACCTTGCCGCCCTTACTGCGGTTGCATGGCAGACACAGGAGCTGGAGGTTGTCCAGCTCGTGCACCTTCACGATGTGCCACGGCACCACGTGGTCTATCTCGCACCGGTCGTCGCTACCGCACTTGCGGCACACGTACCCGTCACGCGCACGCACCGCCTTAGCCATGTCGTCCGGTATCGGAGGACGCCTATCGCTTGCCATACAGAGCCACCTCGATCAGAAGCTTCCGCGCCTCGTGAGTGTTCTTGTTGTCATGGTCAGGGGGAATGGGCACACCGGCCCACACCATGCCGAGAGCGTGATGCTGCAACGCACGCTGAGCGCAACGAGACAGGACAGGGCAACCAGCACACAACTGCTCAGCAGCCACACGCTTCGTACGCCACTGCCCGCCAGCCACATTCGCATACTCGTACTCATCAGCACGCCCTCGGCACAGGCTCATTGCTCAGGCTCGACAGCGGCCGGCTCTTCGATAATCTCCGGCTCGGTGTAGCCCCACGACATCGAACCCATCACGTTGCCCTCGGCATCATCGACCTGGACCACGATCATCTTCCGCTCAGCGTCATAAGACACCGACGCGAACCGACCCGGCAGGCCATCGAGCGGCACCAACTGGCCCGCCATCAGAGCGCCGCCCATTCATTTGTGAAGTCGGTATGCGGCCCGCTGTGTTGGACACTGAGCCTGCACCGTGCCGGCATGTCCCAGTACGTATCGCCGTCCGGTATGAACTCCGACCCGCACCGCTCGAAGTCACTGTCAAAGAACTGAGTCGACACGTCCGACGTCGTAGGCTCACCATCCCCGTCGGACATGCGGGTGTCCATCAGCGCCTCGGCTGCCTCTTCGAGCGACTTACGCGCCGCCACAATCGAACCGAGCGCCGCCGTCACCGCCCACCGATGCGGGTCGGTCTCGGTCAGTCGAGACAGCAGGTGTTGGCCGGCACCCTCCAGCACAGTGACGGGGCCGACCAGATCGGCCACTTGATACGTCGCCGCCTGCAACAGCGCGGACATGTAGTTGTCCATCAGAACAGCACTCCTTCAGGTTGATTCGGTTCCGGGTACGACCGCCGAACATGGTCGGACCCGCACAATGTGAGGCCACGGGCGTAACGCACCGCAGCGGCCAGATACAGCTCAGCCTCGGGAAGGTGGACCACCTCGCACGTGCTGAGCGGAGTGCAATACATGCCGGCCAGCAGCACCACGTCACGGTTGTGAGCGGCCGTCATCACCACATACGCAGCCGCCGCCGGCCGCTCGCCAAGGTCGATCGACAAGGCGAAGTCGTATGCCTCACAGAGCTTCTCCACCGCACGATGAATCGAGGGCGATCGACTGAACAGCTTCACTGGCAAGCGGGCCGGAGACGACATCAGCTCACGCCCTCGGAGGCCAGGACCACTCGCCGTCGTCCCTGCCCTCGCGCGACGCTGACACGGTGTACTGCAATCCGCGCGGAGGGAACACCACCAGCTCCACCCATCCGTCTTCGGGGTGGACGAACGTGACCAGAGCTGCGTGGCTCAGCATGTTGTCCAAGTGAGGCGGCAGGCCCGAGCTCCGAGCTTGCGTTGGGAACGGGTGGTAGAGGACTACTCGTCCGACTGTCGGTTGCATTTCAATCTCCTTGTCGTTGTTCGGCTCTCAGCGTTGCGCTGAGAGCCGTTGTGACGCTTCGTAGAGGGAGCGGAGGGAGTTGGGAGGGCAGGGCGTACCCCGTACCGCAAAGGCACGGGATCACCCGATCTCGGTTCCTTCGCGTCGGTCGCGTCGGTCGTCGGTCGGTTGGTATGAACGCAAGCGCGGGAATTACTCGGCTTGCCGGGACTGGGATACTTCGAGTGCCTGATACACCAGCAACGGTGTTCCTGCCCGAGTCCGCCTTAACCAGGTCAGACACTCGAATCGGGATGGGTGCAGTGGCCCCTCTAACGGGCGACGACTACGCGGGCTAGGCGCATCACCCGTACGTGAAAGATCCACGGGCGCAGGGACAACGAGCAAGAATCAGTCAGGGCGGCACGTCATCACCACCCTCATCGAACAGAGTCGGCGGCACAGCGTCACGCTCAGCGCGCGCCCGATCCTCCTGACACTCGGCGCAGATCTTGTCGACCGGCACCCACGCATTCGGATGGAACGGGCGCGCACACTCAGCGCAGTGCTCACGCTGAGCGTGAGGGTCGATCGGCCGGCCGCGCCGCCACCGCACCTGCGAGGCATCGACACGGCCCGGTACCGGTTTCCACGGACCACGCACAAGATCGCCCATCACGAGCTCGACTTACCGAACTCGCGGGGCGATAGCTTGCGGATCTCATAGACGTTGATCTCGCTCTCACCGAGCGCCCACGCTTCGCCCTGCGCTTCCTCAGCGGCCTCACGGGTCTCGTAGACGACACCGATCCAATCGAGAGAAACCCGCCCGACCACATGCTCTTCCCCAAGCACGTAGCCGAGCGGGTGGTTCGCATCGCTCACAGGAACTCGTCCTCGTGAACGACGACAGCGTGATCGGCGTCATCGCGATTCGCCACCACTGTGATGGCCTCAAGCAATGAGCCGACCAGATGAAAGTCAGTGCCGAACTCGGGGAAGCTCATCAGCTTGTAGCCCCACCGATCCGGCGTCATCGGATACCACCGAAAGCGCGAGCAGAGTCGACCTTGCGCAGCGGCACCAGATGCGGGCCACGGATAGCGAGCACGACCGGCATGTCCTCACAGCCAAGCCACCAGTACTCAACGTCGATACCGCGATCCATCGCGATCGAGTACTCGCACGTGCGCACGTCCTGGCGGCTCGCAAGGCACTGCTTCGAGTGCAGGATGTAAACGCGCTGCTCTTTGGACACAGCGCGGCCGATGTGGTCACGATGGGCACGGGGAGCGCCGACGATCTTCTCGATGTCCTCGGCCGGCACGATCTCGCTCATCCCTGACCACCCGCCAGCACGTAGCAGGCCCCCAGCGCCAGCAGGACGCACGCAAAGCCACATGACGGCACCAACCACCAGAAGAACAACTTGCGGATCAACTCACGCAACTGCGCACCGGTAGGCCACTGCGGCCGGGCGGTCGGCGTCACGTACCGGCCGGCCATCAGTTCGCGCTCGGATCATGTGCCGTCGACTGCTCAAGGAACTCATCGCGCACCGCCTGCACCTTGGCCCTGAGTTCGTCCTTACCCAACGCGCGCAAAGCCATTGTCAGGAACTGCAGCGAGTCGCAGGCGAACGACCACGCGAGGGCGGCGTCGTCTATGCCGGCCGGCGCATCTTCCAAGCGCAGATCTATGCCGGCATCGGTGAGGGCAAAGTGCCATTGACGCCAGATCTCAGCGCCATCGCCGGGGCCACCTTGAAGCTTCGGGGCGGTCACTGGGACACCGCCGGCTTCATAGCCTCGATCTCGTCGCGGTCGAACAGTGCTGCTCCGGTGAGGCCGGGAAGCTTCTTTGCCGGTTCGATACGACCGGACTGGACCCATCGCGTGAGGGTGGCTCGGGAAACGCCGATGATCGACGCTGCCTCGGACGACCCGATCAACTCGTCTGGATTTGGCATGCACAAATACTTACAGCAAGGTAATTCATTGTGCAATGCACAGCGATCAAACAAACCGCGTGTCGGTTTACATATTGCGGTTGTCGGTGGCTAGTGCAATAGTTAGTTCATGACCAACGCAGGGGAAGTGAACAGCGACATCCTGGCGAAGCTGGCCTTCGTCAAAGCCGATCGCATGCGCAAGTCGCTCAGTGTGGCGAACGTCTCGGTTCAGGAGATGGCCGAATACCTCGGCGTGACGCGCAACACGGTCGGCAACTGGATCAACGGGCGAATCGAGCCGTCGCTACAGACGACTCGGCTTTGGGCATTGCGCACGGGCGTCCCGTACGCGTGGCTGGAGGACGGCGAAACGCCGACTCCAGCACCTCCGGTGCCCCCAGTAGGACTCGAACCTACGACCTGCGGATTAAAAG